GAAAGCCCGCTTGCGTCTGATATTGAAATTCCTGTGCCTGCATCAATGCTTCTAAGCGCTATGGATCCGCCCGCGCCACGAGTAAAAAAGCCTGTGCCTCCAACATTATGCAGTGCAAGTGCTTGGCCTGTTAAGCCGATAGTTCCACTTGTGGTAATTGTGCCTCCTGTTATGCCGTTGTTTGTGGCTATCGAAGTAACGCTGCCGCTTCCAAAAGTAGCAGGTATAAATTTTTGGTTTACTGAATCCCATGAAATCCCCTGACCGTTTGCAATCCCTGCCAAGTCCACGTCCCGCAAATCCCCCAACTTTTCATTCAACCAAGGCCGAACTAACAGCGTCATATTGTTTGCGTTCGGCTTACGCACCACAAGTGCCATAGTTGAATTTACGTTCGGCGCGGCGGGTTCGGTATCGGTGTATTTGCCCGCTTGGGTTGCGCTGATATAAAGGATATCGCCAACATCCAAAGTAACGCCTGTTTGCGCGATGTCGGCATGGTTAACTTCGCGCACGTAGCCGAACCATGTTACATAGCTGCTGCTATCATTTGGGATGTCCTCTGACGCCACGCCCATCACAAACTGAGAATTGCTCATAGTACCAATGGCGGGACGGATTCGCACTTGGTCGCCTTGCACCAGTTGCGCGGTGTCCACCATGACGACTTGACCGCGCAAGATGTTCACGCCTGATTTATTTATTACTTTTGGGTAATCTACTTTTAAATCCCCTGCAACTTCTAAAAACCATTCGCCTTCGCGATATGTCCACATGTTGCCATTTGTGGTATCTATGGCCATCCACGCGTTTAACGCTGTGGTGGGACTCCAGCTTGGAGTACCACTTGTGCGAAAAATTAGGCCATCGCCTGTGGTCTGCCTGCCAAGTGCTATTTTATTAGGCTGCGCTGGATATTGCCCAAAAGCTGTAAAGGCGCAAAGCATAAAAGCAAGCGTAAAGCCTGCATTAAAACGTGGTGAAAATAACCGTAAATTCATCATAGCCCTCAGACGTGTATGTTAGTGTTATAGTGTCGCCGCTTATGGTATAGTAGCTGCTGCTTATCAATTGACCGTTTTGGTAAAGCCATATTTGATTGTGATTGGTCGGAAGCAGCCCGCCATTTACCGTTACTGTGATGCTGCTTGTTATGCCTGTAAATTCTTCCCTGAATGTTCGTTCAATTGGCTTGGTTCCAGGATCTTCACCGCCGAAAGATTTAGGCTTACCTGCATCAGCACCTTCGCCTTCAGGGTAATCGGTCGGAGCCTGATTTGTCCAGCCTGTCGTTTCAAGGTCTATGTAAAACCAAGTGCCATCCACTTCATCAACGCCTAATCGAAACGTGCCACCCATAAACACCATTGTGCCGGTATTTGAATGCAAAATTACCTGATTTGGACGATATAGGGTGTCGGTTTTCTGAAAAAATGTGCCGTTGTACTTTCTGATTGGCGTTAATTGGCCCCGTATGATTTCTTCAGCTTTAAGTGCTGAAAACGGGATATAGCTGCCGGAATTTCCGACGCGCCAATCTTCTGCAAGTACATAGGCCGCGCTATCATTCAGCACTTCTAAATGTCCAGGTGAATTAACGCCGATACCATCCCCGATAATGGTTTCTTTTTCGACAAATGCCGAATTGCCAGCGCTGTCGTTGTTGGCAATAAAACGACGAATGTCGGATTGGCCGTCAAGTGTGCCTTCGTATAAATGCTCGACCGATAAATTACCAACAGTCCAAAAGTAAGTACCGACAGGTGAAACGTATTCAAAACCTGACCCTGAAAATACCTTATCTAAAGTTACATCAAAAACAAATTCCCCTGCTGATGGTAATTCAGGCGTTAAAAACGCCACGCTTTGGTAGTGGATTTCCTCATCTTCCGGCACATAAACAGCCACCTGATAACGTGCCGAACTTGACCCGCTCCATGTGATTGCGCCATATTGCGGAACGCCACCAACAAAACTAATTTGCCTGTTTAAATACAGATTGTCCACTTCGATACGAAAGCTAAAGACAAGCCAAAGGCCAATAACGCCAGGCGGATTCGTTCTATTGGTTACTGCATACGTAATCAAAGCCGATACATACAAACGTGCTGTTTCGCCCTGGTCATCTATATCCCCAAAGACAAAAGGATTCGGCGTGTTATCGCTAGAAAAAACTTTGCCGGCAAGTAGGTTTTCTGTCGCGATATGCTTGTAATCAATCAGCACGTATTTAAGCGGCGGCAAAAACGTAAACTTACCACCCGAAATTCTCATCAGGTCAGTCGTGCCACTTGTTTGGTTGTGTGCTATTGAAAAACTTTCGGTTGTGCTTGTTTGGGTGCCTGTTTTTGTATAGGTAAAAAACTTTCGGCTTGTATAGTTTGCAAGTTCATTGACCTGCAGAAATTGAAAAGATGCAAGGCTGTAAATCATGCGCGCGTTCCAGGCTTCGCAAATGGATTTTAATACGTCGAAGCAAGTGCGAAATTTATAGTTGCCCTTTTTATCACGAGTGTAAAAACACCGCTCAGGAACACGTGTATTTTTTAAAGGGTCAATTGTGTTTGAATAGGTGTACTGCTCTGCGTGCCAATTGACAAGCGTTTTGAGAAAATCCGCTTTTGTACCGTAAAAAGATTGCAGCTCGGTCAGTTTATTTAGGCACTTTAGGATGATGTCAATAAACGAACTATTACCACCATAAGCAAGTCCATTATTTGAATATTCAATCCCCTTTAACCTTCCCAATCCATCGGTAGCTTTTAACGTAAATTTGTAGCCTATTTCTATAGGTATATCTTCAATTTCCGATAGGTCAGGCAGCACGTAGCCTAAAAATTCTATGATGCTGTCCCGCTCCAATTTCACCAAAAAACGCCCTTCGCTTGCTGCTGCAAGGTCTTCTACAAACGTATTCAAATCGGCATTGTCAATAAGCAAATCAGCTCGAAGCTCTGCAGGTAGGATAGGATCGAAAGTTTCATCCGCACCGTTGAGGTATGTAATTGCACAGTCAATTAATTGCACACCATTAAGCACAAAACTGCCTGACTCGTCGTAAATAGTCAAAGTGTACTCTTTGGAAGTGTACGCTGAAAAAAACGAGCCTGAAAATCTTGCACCCATTATCTTACCCTCGCTTTTGATTGTTGTGCTCTATCCAATACCAGCACCAAGTCCTGACCCCTCACTTCAAATTGTCCAAAAACTCGCGTGCCGCCACCACCTGCCATGTTTAGAAATTCGCCCATGCGCTCAAAAGGTATGATTGCTTCTTTGCCGGATGGGTTGTCGCCAACTACGGCAAGGGTTTCTCCTGTGGTTACGCCGCCGCGTGCGAGCTTTGGTGGCGCAACTTTATTGATAATGCCCTGAAACACGCTGCCAACAATTGCACCACCTGCAGCCGCAACGGCAACGCCTAAAATACCAAACTTTTTGAAGGCATCAGCCGCCCATGCTGCAATGGCTTCCACAATTTTACCGCGTACAAAATCGGCTGCAGCTTGCAATACCGCTCGCCCAACAGCGCGCAAAACGTTTTGAATAGTTAATCCTGATTGCTCTATTAACCCTGCTGCTGCGTTAAAAGCCGTACCAATTACCGTTTGATATTCGGCAATCAGCTTTTGATTTTCAATGACAGGGTCTTGACTGTTTTTTAAATTTTGCAAAGCGGCGACAAGCGTTTCAACTGCAAAACTATTTTGCCCAAAGGCTTCTATTGCCGTAACGATTGCACTTTCGGTAATCTGTATCTTTTCGGCTAAATCTTCGCCAACGCTGCGGCCAAAAACATCGGTTTTGGCTGTTGATAGTTCAATTTGTCTATCATATTCCGCTAATGCAGCGCGTGTAGCTTCAACAGGCGATTGCACATCAGGAATAGCGGCCAGCGTGCTGTTAAAGCCTTCTACTGCCTTACGTGAATCGCCGAATTTTTTGGTAATGGTTTTGGTAAGGATTTCAATTAGCTTTTGATATTGGACTATTGTAGGCTGTGAAATTTTTGGCGTAACGTCTATACCTCCGCCGCCATTTATACCATCCGCCAATGTAGGTTGCTTTGCATTGAATCCGCTTGTAGCTTGCTCGAATTGTTTTTGAACCCCTGCAAGGTAATTTGTATTGTCCGCAAATCCTTTATTAAAAGCATCTCTAAGCCTGCCACCTTGCTTAAAAGCTATGGAAGCAGGGTTTGTTTTTACTAATGCTTCTTGAAAACTTTTGGCGGCTTTAGTAAATTCACCACTTGCAAGTTCTGAAAATCCACGAATAAAAGCCGCTCCGCCTTCTTTAAGGATTGTAAATAATTCTAAGAATGTAGAGCCTATTGCATTAATAACTTTTCGGACGCTTTCACTTTGAGTGTATAAATAAGCCAAGGCAGCAACAACTGCACCAATTGCCGCAATAGTCAATCCTATCGGGCCAGTCATAAATACCCAGGCTTTACCAAGCGCAATCGCGCCCGCACTTGCAAGGGCAGCTACTTTTGAAAATGCCCCAATGGCAAACAATACTGGCCCAATGGCAGCCACAAAAGCTCCAAAGATTACGATTACCTTTTGAGTGTTTGGCGAAAGGTTTGCAAATCCATCTGCAAGCGCGTTTAAAGTGTCGCCCAAAGCGTTCAATGCTTTTTCAACCCCTAACGATCTGTTTATCGCTTCGCCAAAAGTAGCAAGTGCAGTTCGGGTGCTGTCGCTTAGGTTTTCAAATCCATTTGCAAGACCGCCGGTAAGATTTTGCGTTTGCGGCAAAGTGATTAAAGCCTGAGAAATTGCCGATACAAATTCGCGGCCAGATACGCCCATTTGGCGTACTTTTTCGATGTTGGATGTGCCAAAGGCTTGTTCAAGCGCGCGGCCAATAAGCGGCACGCGTTCCTGAAGTACGCCGTAATCTTCTTGAAGGATTCGGTTTTTGCTGATGATTTGCGTGAGCTGTCTTTGCACCGCGCCTAAATCTTCTGCACCGCCGCCTGTTGCTGCTATTGCTGCGCCAAAACCTTGCAGGGTTTTTCGTGCTTCGTCTGCACTAAGGCCAACAGCCTGCAGGTTGGTTGAGCCTTGTACCGCTTCCTGAAAGCCAAGCCCTGGGAGTTTGGCGACTTCGCGAAGTTTTACCAGTTCGGCTTCGGCTGCTTGGGTGCTACCCATCACTGCGCCTAAACCTTTGGTAAACTTATCCATTTGCGCAAAGGCTTGTAATGCAGCACCACCAACGGCAGCAAGTGGCAGGGTTAAGCGCGTGGTAAGCGTGCCGCCAATATCTTCCATGCGCTTGCCAAAATTACCTAATTGACGTTCAACCTGTCGCAAGTTTCGCTGAAACTCCGACGTGTCCATACTGAAAATTAGGTTAATCCGTGGCCCTGCCATAGCTTGTATTTTGGTGGTTAATTATTCCAGCCCTGACTTTTTGCGCAAATCAGCATCCCATTTTGCAAAGCGTTCGGCGCGTCGTTTTTCACGTTCGGGATCCGATTGCTTTGGCTTGTTCTCCCAAGGGAATTTAATTAAGTCTGTCGGCTTCATGCTGCTTCCTTTTTTGATGTGCGGTTGCAAAACTACATAACCAAGCCAGCGCGTTTGCTCCCATGCAGACCGCTCCGCGTCCGTTTGTGCTTCGCTTTTGCCCTGCATTATCATTGTTAGCTCTTTCATTGTGCATGCCCAAAAAACGTCTGGGTGAATTGCATGATAACCGCACGCGTGCTGAAAAAGACTTTCAATGCTTATATTTTCGGACTCTTTGCCGCCACCTTTTGTGCCGGCTTCGCTACGTTTCCCGCCTCTGCATTTGGCATTGACCTTGCAAACAAATCCATTGCCTCAGACATCAGCGTCGGGTTTTCATCCATCAGGTCGGCAACGTCGTCGGCTGTAAAGTTGAACGGCGCGCCTGCTTTGCGGTGGCCATGTTTCAGGCCAATGTAAACAAGGTTGATGACGGTGGAAAGTTGGAAGCGGTCTGCAATATTGCCTAAGTCGGCCAGCTTTAGGTCTTCGCTTTCCAAAAAGTCAGCGAGCGCTGCCATCCCAAAAGAGAATGGCAGCTCCTCGCTTCCTGCTTTGATTGTGCTTATTTGTTTCATGTTTAGGGTTGGTTTTGTTTTTAGCTTTCAGTTCCTTGCGTAATTGCACCGCGAACTGTGAACGTCGCCGAATAGGTCGCGTTATCGTTTACAGGCGCGCCAATTTCAAGGCTCGTACAAAGTACGGATGCTTCCCAATAGGGATGTGTTGCAGTGTCATCGGTAAAGCGGCACACAAGGATTGTACCGTTATCCAACGCTGTAAACAAGTCTGTTACCTTTTCGTTTGTGGTGTCGTAGCTAACCAATCCTTCTGCAGTCATGGTAGCAGACTTTTGACCAGGCTCGAATGATGTCCATTCGGCCACGTTGTCTTTGGTAATTGTTTGGCGAGTCTCCCGCGTGATGGACAGCGTGCAGGAGGTCGCTTCACCTATTGCCGTACCGCCTAAGTAAAATCTAAGGTCAGTACCATTCACAATTGTTGCCATCGGTTATTTTTTAAAGTTGAAAAAATTGCGTTTATTTTTCTTTGGTTTTTCTGGCTCAATGTAGGCTGCTTGCTCATCGTCTTCAATTTGCAGCACCTCGTTGTCGGCCATGACGTAATAATTGTTTACGGTCATAGTTTGCTTTTCTTCTTCAACCTTTGGCGTGTAATCGCGTCGCGTTTGGTCGTCGTGAATCTTGGCGATTTTGGCATCCACCAAGCTCATGCCATATGAACGCGTTACGTCAGGCGTATCGCCTTTTTGCCATTTGCCGTATGGTTTCAGGATTTCGATTATCATCGCGTAAGTTGTTTGTGGATTCGTTCGAAGGTTTTTATCATTCGTTGCACAACTTTAGGCTCTGTCAATATGTAGGCTCGTTCTGTATATGCGCGCCTGAAATTTTCAGCACTCCGCAAAAGCATTGAAGCATAATAGCCTGATGATGTCGGAGGTGTGCCACCTATGATTGAACCCTGCTTAATGCCCCGCAAACGACGTGGCCCTACTTCGACATCGCCGCGTTTTGTTTGAAAGGCATAAATTGAATTTGCAAGGTTGCCTTTTAGGATTAGCGCATATTTGCCTACTCCTTTAATTCGATAATGAAAAGGCTTTTTAACTACAACCTGCCTGCCTTCGTAATTATATACGTAACGGTCTTTTCTTTTTGGCAGCATCGTTTTAACCTTACGACGCACGACTACAGCACCAGCTCTTAAAATGCGCTGTCGCTGCTTTGGCGTATCTACCTTTTTAAGGTATTCGCGCATGTATTGGTTAAAATCCGTTATGCCAGTTACAGTTATCACCGCTTAACCCTGATTATGTAAGATTGAATAATTGCGTATATATGATTGTCAAAGTCCATGTCAATGGACTGCTGATTGTCAAAATAGATGTGGTCGATGTTTACACCTTCGTATGTTCCGCGCACACGGTCAAGTGCGGTGCGCGTTTTGGCTGCCAGGTCTTGCGCCTGCGTGTAGGTTTTGGCAAAAATTTGAACGTTGAAATTGTCTGCATCTAATGGCGAAGCACCATCCTTTGTATTTGTAGGCGTGGTATCTTCGTGCGAGTAAACGATGAAAGGATAGGCGGCATCCTGCGTGGCCATATCGGGATAAATGCGCGTGCTGACTATTGCAGTTACGTTTGCATTGGTCGAAAGTAGCTTATATATAGCCTTTCCTGTCATTTAACGCGTCGGGTTTGCAGGGTCATGAATTGTTTGTCGTCGCTTGTAATGATGCTTTCAATGTCGTAAATTTTGTTGGCCACACTTACGCGATTTCGTTCGTTTACTGTGGACAAATTGCGGATTGTAAAGTCCACGCGTTGCCGGATTGTTTCTTGTCCACTTTCGGCCACTTCGGAGGATTGGGAAAGCCTATCATCCACATTTGCCCACACTGTGGCAAGCGTTGTCCACGTTTCTGCACGTTCGCCAAAAGCGTTTACGGTCTCGGTGTAACTTTGGATTGTTACCAAAGTATTGAGCCTGCCAATTCGCTCCTGCTTGTTGTATTTGTGGCGCGCGTTCATTAGAAGTAATTTACTCGGAATTGGTCAAGCAAAATGCGTGAAGCGGTCGGCATGGTGCGTACCGTGTCGGTGCGGTTGTCAAACCAATCGGCAATCATCAAAAGCATGGCTAATTTAATCGGCGTTGGCGTGCTTGCTCCCGTTGCTCCAAACCCAGCGCTATAAGTAACCGATATAGCTTCTGGAGTGGGTTCGACCGTAGGAAACGATTGCCCGTACTTGCGATAAATAAGCGGAGGCTTTGTTTCGTCGAGTACATCATAGATGTTGTTTGAAAGCGTTACGGTTGAGCCGCCTGGCTGAACATACTGCACACTTGTTACCGAAATTAAAGGCGAAATCGAAAGCCGAAGCCCATAGTCTGAAAACCGGGAAAACTTTTCGGTAATGGTTTGTGAAATAAGAGCCATGCGAAGGTACTTTTCAGCACTTTCGCGCGCTGCAGAAATTAGCAGCGTTATAATGGCGTCTTCATCATTGCCGCTCACCTTAAGCCATGCCTTAACATCGCTTGCGGTGAGCGGCTCTGACGCTGGGCCAGCAGTTACCTTATATGACCCTGTTTCAAACATTACGCTTTGATTTTGAGCAATTTGATTGCTGCAGACTGCAGCAGTTTGCCATCGGTACGAAGCCATCCTAAGAATGCGGTTTGCATCAGGTCGGCATAGGTCTGGTCAAGGCGAAGCACGCTCACGTCGCGAACCTGGCGAATCACATACTTTGACCAATCGCCGAAAGCGATAGCTTTGGCGCCTGCTGCGAACGTCGGGAAGTCCTGATTGATTACGTAAGGGAAGCCCAAAATCCGGTCGGGTTCGCCCTCGCGGAAACTTGGCATCCACATCGGCACGGTGTCGGTGTTACCGTAGTCCAATTTCTTGAGATAGCTCAGGATATTGTCGCTAAACATGAACGCGGCAGTTGTCCGGTATGCAGGATCAACGCTGTGAACCAAGTCGGTAATTTCAGCCTTAGTAATGGCGTTGTTTGCGGCAGTTTCTTTGCCAACGCTTGCACCGCCGCTTGTATCAAGGATGCCCGTAGGCTTGCCGGATCCGTCGCCGTCGGTGTAGGCTTTGTTCAGGGCGCGGCCTGCAGCTTCGCCAATAAGTTCGGCAATGATTCGGCCAACGAGTCCAACTTCTTCGTCTTGGATAAATTCCCAATCGAGGCCGATGATGTCGTACCAGGTGTGAGCCTCGAAAGACTTCCGGTCAAAAGTAAGGCCACGCGGTGAAATTGCCTGCGAGCGCGGTTCTGCTACCCAATTGCCCGTTTGCGCGGTATTGTCGTGAGTCGGCCAGCGCATCGGGTTGCCGGTCGCAGAACGGTGAATGTACGACGCCTGCAACATACCGCCGAAACGCTTCATTGTAAGCTCCAAAGTGCTGATGAACTCTTCAGGCATGACATAAAGACCATCGCTGGATGAAGAAGTAGATGCACGTTGTGCGCCGTTTGCAAGCGCCAAAGCCTGCTGGAATGAAACACCGTCGCCTGAAATCAGGCTGCGATACCAGCGCTCAGCTTCAGCTTTGCGGATTTCTTTTTCAGACTTAGCAAGTGCTGGAGCCTGCTGTTCAAAAGCGCGGCTTTGAGCTTCACGCTCGGCAAGGTTGCGGGTCATTTCGATTTCACGCGTAAACGCGTTGTAATCGTTTTCCGCTTTGTCCCAGCTTGCTTGCTCGTCTGCATTCAGTGCGCGGCCTTCGCCTTTTGCTCTTTCAAGAAGTTCGCGCTGCTGGGTGTAAACCTGAGCGCGTAACTCCAAGAGCTGCTTTTCAGTTCTCATTTTTTAATGATTTTGTTGGTTAATGAACTGCGCTTCTCCAAATAGTCGAAACGCCAGGTTAAATCGTCGTGTATTGTCGTGTTTACGTTTTCGGCTTGGTTTGTGTCGGATGGGAAGTCCACGCGATGCGCAAAAGCTAAAAGTTGCCGGAAGCTCATGCCCTCAACTGCTTGCGTTGGTGCGTTTACGGTGTAATCTTCCACTTTTTCAATGATGCCCATGTTTTTTGCATCGCGCGCCGTGAGCCAGTGGTCTTTGTAGTCGTAGAACTGTTTTTTGATGTCATCCTCATCCATGCCGGTTGCCAAAGCCATAGAGGCAATGGATGTTTGGTCGAATTTTTCCAGCATTGCGGCAGCTTCCATCATGTCCTGAGCTGTGCCGATTGCGATTGCGGATGTGGCGTGAATCATCAGCTTTGAGTGCGTCGCCATGTGCCGGTATTTTCCCACCATCCAAATGTCGGCAGCCATTGAAGCCGCAATGCCATCGTTGTAGGTATGGATTTCAGCAGATGATTGGCGAAGCGCGGTAATGATTGGGTCGCCGTGCATTACGCTGCCACCTGGTGAATTTATCCGCACGTTGATGCGGTTGTATTTGCCTTCCAGTTCTCGGATTGCTTGAACAACGGCAATATCGGTCAGGCTTTCGGTTGGGTCATCTTCCCACCATTTCTCCTGCCCGATATAACCGTAAAGAAAAAGCTCTCCCGCTTCGCCATTGGCACTTGTCGCAACTTTGAAATATTTATGTGTCATTGTTGTCGTCGTTTTGGTCGTTTGAATCGTCGTCATCGTCGTCAGGCATTTGGCGCGGTGCTGGTTCGGGTTGCGGCTTTGTCGGATCAATCATGTTCATGGGCACGTAGTAGGCCTTACCGCTGCCGTCTTCAATCGGATTCATGCCTTCCATCGCGCGCGCTTCATCGCGGTTGATGATGCCCCATTTCATCAGACTTTCAATTAGTTTCGCGCGATTTTCGGTGTCCGCACGCATCAGGATGTGCAGGTCGGGTTCAATTTCGTGATTGTCCTGCTCGCGTTCAAGTAGCAACTTTCGGGATAATTCCGCACTAATGTTTTGGCACAGCGGCAAGATGGTGTAGGTTACGAAAAGCAGGCCTAAGTGTTCAATATTGTTGAACGTTGCGCGGTCAAGGTCTTCGAGCAGAAACTGTGGAACGCCTGTAATGCGTGCAATGTCTGCAACGGTCATTTTTTTGGCATCCATTGAACCCGCCTCGTTGGGATTGAGGCCAGTTCGTTTGTATTCCGCACCTTGTTCCAGGATTGCCGTTTTGCCCATATTTTTCACGCCGCCATAGCGCGCAGACCAGCTTTGAGATAGTCGTTTGTAAGCATCATCTGAAAGTGCGGTCGGCACAGAAACAACGCCTGAAACGTGCGCGCCATTCTTATAAAAGCTGCTCAGGTATTCTTGGTTGGCAATTGCAGTGCCGAACACGTCTTTAAAAGTGTCCAAAATTGAAAGGCCATGCAGGGAGTCCCAAGCAAGGCCAGAAATATGGATGACGCGGTCGTATGCGTAACGGATTTTTACGCCTCTGTCGCGATGATATTCATAAACGACCTCGTTGCGCGCGTTGATGTCAATTTTTACGTTTTGAGGCTCCAGGATTGTAAGCTGCACAGGGTAGCCTGTTACGGTGTTTCGATTAATCAGCGCGTAAAAATTGCCATGCACATAGAGGTGCAAAATCATCGTCTGAAAGAAATCAAACTTTGAAACGTAAGGATTAGGAGCGCGGCGAATCAGGCGTGAAACAGGGTGGTTGTATAGCTTGGTGCGCTTGGTTTCTTCGAGTCGGTACACGTCGAAAGGTAGTGAGCCGATTACGCCTGCAATGATGTTGATGGCACGCCAAAACGCAGTGATAGTAAGAATAGTGTCCGGCGTGGTAACTACACCTGCTGCATTGGGCTTTTCGGTCAGCTTGTCGAAAAACTCATCTGTCGGCTGGAATGCGACGCGTTGAGGTTGTGGCGTTTCAGGTTGCGCGCTTTGTGGTGCAGGTTGCTGCACTTGCGTTGTCGTGAAAAGCCCGCGCAAATTGTCCCAAAAGCCCATTAACGAGAATTTGGCTGCAAATTACAGGCATTTACGCGCGCGCGTGTTCACAAAATTTTTAAAGTGTTAAGGTTTTGTTAAAATTGTTCAAATACTTGCTTATCGTGTATATATCGTATATCTTTGTATTATTAATTCACACAAAAACAAAAAGTCATGAAAACTTTCAAAAATCAAACTGGCACTAAAGCAGTAAACATTTCCACGGATGCAAACGGAAATATCAACGCTTTTTATGTTCAAATTTATAACAATGAGCAGCAGGTACTCCAAAGCAAAAGATTTGCATCCGTAAAAACCGCAGAAAAGTGGGCTTTAAAAATCCTCAACTAAAAATCAATTCTTTCCATTC